TGATGCCCACCGATGCACGGTGGCGGGATACCGAGAAAACGTGGCACTTCCCCAGTGGGGCCACCGTGACCTTCGGGTATCTGGAACGCCTGGGGGATGAGTACCGCTATCAGTCCTCCGAGTTCCAATTCATTGCCTTCGATGAACTTACACAGTTTGCTGAAACCCAGTACCGCTATATGTTCAGCCGCCTGCGTAGGCTAGGCACCACAACCATTCCCCTGCGGATGCGGGCAGCCAGCAACCCAGGTGGGCCAGGGCATGAATGGGTACGGCAACGGTTCATAGATAAGGGCAGGGATGTAGAGGGGCGGGTGTTTATCCCTGCTACCCTGGACGATAACCCCCACCTTGACCGTGAATCTTACGTCAGCAGCCTGATGGAACTAGACCCCCTTACCCGCCAACGGCTACTGCTGGGCGACTGGTCAGCCCGTCAGGGGGGCAGCCTATTCAGGCGTGAATGGTTCCCCATCACGGAGGAACTGCCGGTGATGATAAACAAATCGGTACGCTTCTGGGACTTGGCAGCCACCCCCGCACGGATGGGAACCGACCCTGACTACACGGCTGGGGTACGTGTGGATTACGCCACCGATGGCCTGTACTATGTGGCGGATGTGCAACGGTTACGTGGCACCCCTGCCGAGGTGGAACGGTTGGTGCGACAGACGGCCCAGATGGACGGCAGTGGAACCCAGATAGTCATAGAGCAAGAACCTGGGGCCAGTGGGGTGAATACGATTCACAACTACGTTACTAGGGTGCTGCCAGACTACACGGTACGGGGCCAGCGTTCCACAGGTTCCAAGGTGGAACGAGCGGGGCCGGTCAGCAGCCAGGCCGAAGTGGGGAACATGCGCCTGCACCGTGGCCTGTGGGTGGGTGCGTTCCTAGATGAAGTGGAGGCGTTCCCGCTGGGTGGGCATGATGACCAAGTGGATGCGCTATCGGGGGCCATGATGCGGCTACGCACCAGCCATTCGCCGGAACCCCTGGTGCATCAACTGGTGGGGGCGGGCCGGATTGACCCTACCAAGAATCCGTTGGGGCTAGACCCTAACAACCCCATCTATTGGGACAAACTGTAATAAGGAGAAGGTATGACAACTGAGATTGTGAAGCACCCGAATCGGAAGCAACTGAGCCGGGAGGAAGCCCAGACACTGACGGAGCGGATAAGGGGGAATGTACAGAATCTTTGGGAACTCCTCGCAGAAGCGATGGAGGGGGGCGCATGGAATGCCTTGGGTTACACATACGGTGCTGGCTGGATAGTTAGGAAAGGAAGATGGCTCGATGCGAGGTAGGCAACATTACAATGCGATAAGCCGCATCATCCATCAGGAGTTGGTGGAACGGTTGGCGGGATACTTTGCTGGGGATAATCCCCGCTTCAATAAGGAAAAGTTCGTTGCAGCCTGTCAGAAGGAGTTGACCGATGGTTCTGTTGAGTGTTAACGGGTTAGACCCGGTTGCCGAATCCATGATGCGATGGATACAACAGCAGACCGATGATAGACGGGAAGATTATGCAATGGCCCGCCGTTATTACAACGGCGACCATGACACGGCCCTGACGGATAGGTTGAAGAAGTTTCTGCCGCCCCGCCTGCAGTTTAGGGATAATTTTATGAACGTGGTGGTGGATACCCTGGCGGAACGGCTGACGGTGATTGGGTTCAACATCGAAGATGAAGCCATCAGCGAGTGGGCCTGGAATATGTGGCGGCAGAACCGGATGGACTACACCCAGAACGTGGTGCATACCGAGGCCATCATGCTGGGGGATAGCTACGTGCTGTGCGATTGGGACGAGGAAAACCAGCGGCCCCGGTGGACGCATCAGATGGCTGAGATGATAATCCCGCATTACAACGAGGTCACCCGTAGGGTTGATTGGGCTAGCAAGAAGTGGATGCAGCGGCCCCACCTGGGGGGTGAACCGGAAACACGGCTGAACCTGTACTACCCTGACCGTGTGGAAAAGTACGTTGCTAAGGGTGGGGTGTGGGGGAAGTATCAGGACGAAGCTGATGAAGTGTGGCCGGTGCCGTGGTTGGCTGGGGATGGGGGGCCGTTGGGTATCCCATTCATCCATTTCAAGAACCGCCCGATGGGTACGGATTTCGGGCAATCGGAGATTATGAACGTGATTCCGATGCAGGATTTGCTGAACAAATCCCTGATTGACCTGACTATGATTTTGGACACCCTGGCGTTTCCGCAGCGGTACACGTTGAACGTGAATCATGGTTCCAGCCGGTTGGACATTCTGCCAGGTAGCGTTACGGAATTTCATTCTGAATTCGATGGTGGTTCTGTGGGGCAGTGGGACGCCGCCAACGTGGATAGCCCGTTACGGGCTATTGAATCCATCGTGCAGCATATCGCCGGAACCACCCGAACTCCACAACACTTGTTCCAAATCGTGGGTGGGATGCCTAGTGGGGAAGCATTGAAAACGGCGGAAACGGGGTTGGTGCAGAAGGCCAAGCAAAGGATGGTGAACTTCGGGAACGCCTGGGAGGACTGTGTGGCGATGGGGCTGCGCATCCAGGCGGCCTTTGGTACGGCGGCTGGGGAACTGGATGACATGGCGTTTGATACCACCTGGGGCGACCCTGAAACCCGTAACGAACAAGCGCATATGGAAGTCCTGAAGTCCAAAGCAGAATTAGGGGTAAGCAAGCACCAGATATTCCGTGAGTTGGGATACACCCAGGAACAAATCGACCAGATGGATGTAGATGGTTTGACGGAACGCCGGGAGGAAACCAACATCGGGGCTGAGATACTGCGGAACTTCAACGCCGGGGAGATTTAATTGCCAGGGCCATCTGATGCACAGAAGGCTGTTGAAGAATTCCAGCGGCTATTGGTGGCCCAGGATGCTGTGGCATCGGCGCAGGTGATTCGGGCCTATGCGCCCGTGTACCGGCAGTTGCAGAAGGACACCCAAGCACTAGTGCGTATTTCCAACACCCGTGGGCTAAAGCCGTGGCAAGTTATGCGAATGGATAGGATGAAAGACTTGGAACGGCAGTTCCTAGCCAACACCGCACGGTTCGCTGATGCTGCGGGGGATACCATCACCGCTGGCCAACGTGCGGCGGTAGGCCTGGCCCAGCGGGGTGCGGAACAAACGGTGGCGGCGGGCCTGCCCCCTGGTATTAGTATGGAGAATCTGGCAAACATTGGCCTTTCATGGAACCGGCTGCCAGATGAGGCGTTCACCAACTTCGTGGGGATAGCGGCGGATGGGAAACCGGTGGGGGATTTACTACTTCCGCTGGGGCCGGAAGCCCGCAAGGGCATCACGGAATCCATAGGCACTGGTATCGCACTGGGGAAGGGGCCACGGGAAACGGCGAAACTGGTGCGGGTGGCGGCGGGGATGCCGTTATCACGGGCGTTGCGGATAACCCGCACGGAAACCAACAGGGCGTTCCGTGAAGCCACACGGTTGCAGTACGCCAACAATTCCCAGGTGGTCAAGGGTTACCGCCGCTTGGCTGCCCACAGTGAAAATACCTGTATCGCCTGCATTTCCCTGGATGGCACATTGTACGGCCTGGATGAACCACTGAACGAACACCCCAACGGACGCTGTACATTGGTGCCAGAAACCATCACCTATCAGGATTTGGGACTGGATGTGGAAATGCCGCCTGCCCCTGAGAACGCCCGTGATTGGCTGACACGGCAACCGGAATCGGTGCGGCGGGGTATGCTGGGGAATGCTAGGTTTGATGCTATCCAGCGTGGGGAACTGCAACTGAACCAACTGGCAACCGTGCGCCCGAACCCCATCTGGGGTGATACGGCGGTAGTACGCCCCCTGCGGGATTTAGGATTGCGGGAAGGTGTAGCCGTTAAGCCGCCGCCACGCCCACCCACACGGCCATCCACACCCACGCCTTCCACGCCGCCGGTTAGACCTACGGGGGATTTGGTAGACCCCCAGACTAATCTGCCGGTAAGGGGAACTAGGACTGCCCCGCCTGACATTGATGACATGACCGCCTTGGGTAAGGCTTACGATTCGGATATTCCATTGCAATGGGAAGTGGTAGGGAATAAGGCGGGTTTCCTCGACACTAATCCAGCCAGCCTGATTGCCCCCGTCGATAAGAATTTAGCTACGAGGATGGTAGCGGAACAAGAAGCGTGGGCCAGGGCGGTGGGTGGCGCAGTTGAGGCTGATTACACGGGCCTTTCTATCAAGGCCGCCCGTGATGCGAATCTGGCGATTGAACGAACTATCCTTCGCCACAATATGCGCCCATTAGACCGTATAGCCACCGGGCCATATAGCGCACATCCAGATTTGCAATTCGGGAATAGCACGTTGGCATACCAGTACAAAGGCAACGTCCACATCAACCTGAACACTACCGTGAACGGGTCAGTCCGTGGATGGTCGGATATGGCTGTGAAAGCGCAACGGCGCACGGCAGAAAAACTTGTGGAATCCCGTAAAGCATTGACGGAGTTGGAAGCGGAAATCATAACAAGGCGGGGTGAGATTCAACAAGGAATGGCAACACGGCGTTCTGCATTGGAACGCAACCGTGCGGCAGGC